TGCCGCATCTACAACAGCCTCAGCTTCCAAAGAAGCTATCTGAATATTGAGGCTTACTATTTGAGCTTGAAGCTGCGCAATCTGTTGCAGATAAGATGATGGATCAACACCACTTGATGAGGCAGCAACTGATGTTGAAACTGTAACAACATCATTGACAACATCAGCCTGCAGAATCTTTTTGCCTTTGGCAAATGCACCGCCGCCCCAAGATGTGTTGCCAATATTTAGACGAACTTCATCTTGTGCTTCTTGAACTGATTTTAAGCTTGTCTTGCCTTTCACCATTTGCCATCATCTCCTGATTTCTATTGCCATTCTATCACCTTACAGTAAGGCCGAGGATATTCCTTATGGCCTAATCCTCGGCCTCACCAGTGTGTCACTGAATGTCTTTTAGCCTGCGCATTTCTGTTTGAATCTGTCGGTCTTGTTCTTCAATTGCTGTTGGAACGCGTTGTGCTCTTCCTCTCACAATAAAGTATAGTGCTCCATTTAGAAGCTTGCCTTCAGACTGAACACCTTCAAACTGATTATTTCCAGGTGTGTATCTTGCCATGTATGCGCCTTCTGGTACAATACCACTTGCAACTGCTGCGTTTGTCCAATCATTGAGCATACGGTTCCAACCAACAGCAGTTAGTCCATACATGAACGCAACATACTTCTTAGCATCAGCTTCTGAATTCATGACATATTGGCGACCATCAAATGTTGGATCGCCAATGCGCATCTCTTCAGGCTTACGCTCTCTAATGTTTAGTTGCTTCACTGCTGTGTCCCACATTCCAGTTGCTTTCAATAGAGCAATCTGTCTTGGTGGAATAGACTTGTTTGCCCTTGCGTCTTTCAAGTCAAGAAGTAACTGAAGAGCTGGATTAAAGCCTGTTGATTCAACAATATTCAATGCACTGTCAGTTGGAGCATTGAAGAAGTTTGCAGCACTATCAGCAAGTCCAGTAGACCAGAAGAGCTGGCCCATAACTGGATCTCTGAGGTATGACATCTGCGTTGGCTTGCCACCAACTTCTCCCACATTGCCCAGCCACATTGCTTCAAGTTGAGGTTGGTCAGCATATGCTCCACTTCCCCAAAACTGTGCAAGATCTTTGTGATAACGCGCAAGTCTGAGAATGTTCTCGGCTGTTTCACCTTTGAACATTGCATTCACAAGTGCAGTGCTCATTGCTGCCTGGAAGCTCAAGAACAAAACACCACGCTTCACAGCACCAAATTGTTCAGGAACAATTCTGTTCAAAGTTCCGTAATCAAGAAGTGTGTCTCTTGCAATTGCTGTTGCCTGAGATTCAGTTGCTCCACGACGTAGAGCTTCTTTGAACAAGCTCATTCTGAATGCCATATCAGCATTTGCTGCCGAGATTGATGGAATCGACATTGTCGTTGAAGGAGCAAAGTCTCTAACAAATTTTTTGATATATGCTCCAGCTCCACTGAATTCTCTTTCAGCAAGAGCCTTCAATTCTTTTGTAACATCTGGCCCAACAACATACGCTGCATTGCTTGATCCAATGTTTGCTTTTCTCCACATATCAAGCAGTTCAGTGTTTGTAACTTTCTTGCCTGCAGCAGTTGTAAATGCAACAGCATCAGGAGCATTTCTTGCTGCATCAAAGATGTTGTAACTGTATCCGTGATACTTGCCAAATTCACCAATGCCACCTGTTGCACCAGCCAAGCTCTTGGCTCCAATGCCTGGAACATTTAGCAAAACTTCATCAAGATAACTTGGATTTGTTACAGCTGCAATTAGAGGAGCAGTGATGACGTTCTCTGAAAGGTATGTGTAGTTTGGCATTGAACGACCAGCCAACATACCTTCAACCATAGCTCCATAAGTTGCTCTAGTAGCAGGCATCACAATATCATTGATAAGTTTTCCAGTTAATCCAGGTTGTTGCCTTTCAATTTCAGAAACTGTTAGAGCAAAATTGTTGACGTCTCTTCTTTCAGCTTTAGTCATGATTGACTGTATTTTCTTAACTTCAGCTGAGAGATTTGACGGCATCAAATTGATGTTATCTCCAATTTTAGTCAAACCAAGATTCAATCTTGTCATTGCTTCTGATGGGGCAATTGGCAATCCACCTGTTGCTCTTAAAACATCCATATGGAAGTTATTGACGTCACTTACAAATTGATCACCATATTTCTCTAACACTGCAACGATTTGATCGTCAGCATAACCTGCATCTTTCAGACTTTGCTGCAAGACACCGCTGATGTCTTCATTTGCCAAGCTCTTCTGAAGTCCTGTTGTTAATGCATCGATATAAGGCTTCTGACTTGTTATGATTTTGTCAATAGGCTTATTCAAGCTGGCCAAGTATGCATCACGCTCTTTTGCAATTCCCTCAACAGCTTTTTCTTTATCAATTCTGTATTGTCTGTAGCTAGTTAATAGTTCTTTCTTAACTGCCTCTTGTGTTCCAGGAGCTGGAATTATTAACTTACTGCGTGGTAGCAATTTGATCTGATCAAGTTGATCATCAACACGTCTGCTTTCTTGTCTAAATGCTTCTTCAAGGTTATTGATTGCATTATCATATGAGGAAATTCTTGACTGCTCAGCTGCTGAAAGACCAACTTTCTTCAATGATGCTGAATAAGTTGTTGATGCAAGCTCCTCAGCTTTTGCTTTATAAAAAGATGACAATGCTCTGTTCTTTGAATCTTCATTGACAAGAGCAAGGATAACGTCTTTGATATCTTTTGCTTTGTTATTTGCAAGCTCAGGAATTTTCTGCTCAATGCGCGAAGCAATTGATGTTACTTCTCTTACAAAAGTATCTGGATTTGCTAATGAAATGTTAGATTCTTTGATGATTGCATCAATTTCATTAATGATTGCACGACCACGTGGTGTGTTGTTTAGACCTGAAATTGTTGATGCTTCACCATAGTGCAAACCTAAGATTCTTTTTGCCTGCTCCTCAGCATTTTCAATAGTCTGAAGCTTATTGACATCTGAAGCAAAGGCTCCATATTTTGCATATGTTGGATCTGAAGAGATTGAGCGGGCGACAAGCTGACCATAGATTTGCTCAGGGCTTAGTTTCTGTTTTGCAAGCCCGCTGATTGTAGCAGCATACTGACTGTCAGCATTTCTAGCATAACCGATGTAATCATTTTTCAATTGCTGAACTGCAAGAGGAATGACTTCACCTTCAAGTTTTGCTGAAGGAATTACATTTGAAATAAATTGCTTACCAGTCTGAAGAGCTGTCTGCATTTCTTTTGGAACAAGTGCGCTTTCATATGCTCTTCCTGTTCTTGTCAGAGCAATTGGAGCACCTTCACCAAGCTTGCCAGGACCAACTGCTTTTGCAGTGATGAGCACAGAACCGTCATCAACAATTCTCTGAAGTAGAGCATATTGCTCAGCTGTTAGTTTATCGCCTGCTTTGATACTTCCTAAGATTTCGTTAATCTTTGAGCTTTCTGCTGTGCCAGTGATAGGTCTTGAAATTGCTGCATAGGTTTCTAAAAGTGGAGAAACATTTGCAAAGTCAGTTTTAGCAACAATACTTCTTGCTCCTGAAGTATCAGTTGTGACGTTGATTAAACCTCTGTATGTTCTATTTGCTGTGTCATAGACTTCATCAAGATTCTTTTCTGCCCACTTTGTAGTTGTAACAATTCTTGGCGTTGCAAAAGTCCATTGGCCAAGTGTTGTCTGAGATAGACCTTGTTTTGCAGCATTTGCAATTTGTAGTCTTGCAGCCTCAGTTCCAATTTCAGATGCAGGAATCTTTTGAGCAATTTGTGCAGCATTTTTTGTGATTGTGTTTTCAGGTGATGTTGCAAGTTTGTTCAAAAGATTTTTGGCAAACTTCTGTTCATCAACAACATTTAGGTCTCTAAACATCTTGTTGATGCCTGCGCTTCCTTCAATCTGCTCACCTTCAGCAATTCGTCTCAATGTGATCAAATCATCAGTCACTGCAGTTGCTTGCTGAGCTGCCATTGAATTAGAATCAATAAACCATTTTTTCAATGATGACGATTTCTTTATTTCATCACCAAGAATTTTGCCTTCAGCACCAGCTTTCTGAAGTGGTTTGATAAGTTTGCTTTCAACTTGCCACCAGTTATTTGCAACTGGAACAGTTTCTTTGATTGCTGATGCAACAGCTTTTCCACCAGGAATTACTTTAGCAAATTCAAGTGGATTGACTGGAAGTGCAAGTTCAGCAAGCATACCAATTCCTCTGTATGCCATTTCATCTTCATCAGCAACAGCTTGCTGAGAAGCAAGGTCATCACCAAGTGTTCTGCCACTTGCGATTTCAACTGCGATTTCTTTTACCTTACCACTAACACCTGAATCTTTTGGAGCGATATAGCTCTTACCAAATGCTCTTTCTTCTTTGCCGCCAGTTCTTTCACGTGGAACAAAGCCCCATTCATCAGGATTGATTTCTTTGCCAGTTGCTGGATTGACATCATACATCACGACATCCATTACAGGATTTACTGCAAAGCGCAGTACACCACCAAGGTCACGCAAGGTTGTCATTGGAAGAGATTCAACAACAGCCTCAGTGTTTGGTGTGATGCCAAGATTTTTCTTCATCTCTTTGTAAGTTTCAGGATCGTACTTATCAGAGCTGAGGAAGCTTAGTGCAATTTCTCCAGCATTTCCAAGCATAGACTTGCCTGTTGCAACACCACCTGATTGAGCACCTGAGATGTTGAAAGCTGCTTCCTCAGTAGGACGACGAAGCTCGCGGTTGTATTCATCTGGAAGATTTTGTTTTAAGTAAGCGAGATAATTCTTTTTCGCCTCAGCCTTTTGCTGGTCAACATCATATAGTGGAAGCTGTGATTTTGCATCTGCCAAGAAGTCTTCCTGAAGACTACCATAGAACTTTTTACTTGCTTCATCAACTGAAACATTTGATCCAGTTGCAAGGTCAGCAATCATCTTGTCAACTTGTTTTTGCTGACGCTCAGCAGTTGAACGTGCCGCAGCTTCTTCAGGAGATTCAGTAACCTGAGGACGGAAAGCTGAGACAAGAGCTTCACCAGCTCCCATGCCTGCAACCATTGATGGCTCTTTTGCAAGTGTGCTTTCACCAACAATTGGAGCGCCTCTATCAAAGCCAGTTACCAATGGACGACGAGCAGATGCAACTTGCTCCTGTGCCTTCTTCTCAGCAAAATCTCGCTTGTTCATTTCATCAACAAGACGTTTGTTATAATCAGCGGCACCACTTCCAAATGGACTGTATCCTTGTGCAGTCAGTTCCATCTGAACTTGTGATTTGACTTGCTCTCTTGTTGGAACACCAACATCTGTAAGACGTTTTGTTGCAGCTTCAAGAGACTTTTGCTCTTCAGAAACAATGTCAACAATAGTAGGCTTTGGAGCAAATTCACCAGCTCCAGTTGCAGCCTGCATTGCAGTTGGTGTTGGAACTGTTGAGACTGTTACAGGTTGAGGTGCTGCTGGGATTGCAGTTGGCGACACACCATATGCAACAACTGTTTTATCAAACCATGCATCTGCTTGCTCTTCGCCAAGAGCATTCTTGATTTTCTCATATGATGCACCGCCATCAGGCAAAATGCTAGTATCTCTTGCCATCTTTTTCTCCTAAGCTAAATATGGAACTAAAGATCCATCTTAAACAAGTCTTCCATTCTATTGCCAACACCAACAATCTTTCTTGCGACGTTTTGTTTGCGGGCTGTACGACTTGCTTCTTTCATGGCTGCCATTTGCTCAGGTGTTAAGCTTCCTTCGCCATATTGAAAATCTTCTGGTGACAAACCAAATTGTCCAAGTGATAAATCTTGTGTTGGACCTGCAGCAAGAGCCTTCAATCTTTCAACAGGTGAAAGATATGGTTCTCTTTCAACTGGCTGGAATTTGTCAGCAGCTTGTGTAACATCAGAAATTGGAGCACCATAAACCGCTCTTCTCATTGGAGATTCTGAAGGTGGAGCTGTTAGAGGCTCTTGTGGAGCATACTTCTGTTGTTGTGCCTGCATTTTGATTGCATGATAGTTCTGTAAGAATTGGTCACGCTTGTCAAGGTCACCACCTGAATAATCAACAGCGATTCTAAGTGTTGCATCACGAAGTTGTGATGGAGACATCTGCTTGTTTTCAGTATCAACAAGCATCTTTGCTCTCTTATATGCATCACTATCTTCTTTCAGCTTCATCTTCTTTGCAGCCTGAATTGCATCATAGTGGATGAGCTTTGACTGGTCAGCATCAGAAGCATAAGCATCGCGTTCAAATTGCTTGCGAAGGAAATCACTTGCCTCAGGTTGAAACTTCTCTCTTGCAAGTGCTCTTACCTGAGCTTCAGTTGGTTTCTCTGGAAGTTCTGCTGCAAGTTGCTTTCTAATCTTTTCGAGCTCTGTCTCATCAGCAGTTGGAACTGCAACTTCATCTACAGCCTTGCCTTCAGCAGCAGCCTTTTCTTGCTGAGCTTTCCATGACTTATCAAGCATATCAATGGTATTCTGAATGCCACCAATATAAGCAGCACCATAAGACTTTAGTTCATCTTCAACTTCCATCTTAAGCAGCTGGTCAAGTGGAGATGTAAGAAGTGCTGCACCTGAAATGCCTGCAACATCAAGTGTTTTGAGACCTGCTCTGTCAGTAATGCGACCAACAACTGCTGCTTTTTGAACAGGTGTAAGTTGGTTATAGACTGGAGATGTTGTAAGAACATTTAGAAGTTGCTGACCTGCTCCAAGAGCAGAGCGGTCACCAGGTGTCCAAGCCTGGGCAACACTATCAATTTGTGCATTGATGGCAGTCTCAGCTTCAGCAGCAGTTTTTAATAGCGCACCGCTTGTTGCCAAGAATTTAGATGCATCACTGATTTTGTTTGCAACTGAGGTTGGGACATTGAATTCGTTTTTCTTTCCTTGCTCAATTCCAATTCGTCTTTTTGCAGAATCTTCCAAAGATCCAGCTTTTTCAGCTTCAAACTTTCCTCTTAAAGTGAGGTAGTCAAGCTCAGACATACCTTTGCCTTTCACATTTGAACCAGCTTTTTTAGCATCTGCAATGCTATCAAGCAAGGCCTTTTCACGGTCGGCAAGAACCTTGCGATAAGCAAGTTCATTGCCATATGTCTCCATCAGTTCTTTGTAAGCTTCATCACGAAACTTAATATAGCGCTCAGTGTTTGACTGAACATAACCTTGCTGATATTTTAGAGCATTAGTTGCAGCTGGCATTTTTCTTAATCCTTTATTTTAAGTAGTCTGTTTCGTAACGGTTATCAACGCGACCTGCACCAGTAACTTCCTCAGCGCGTTTTCTTTCACGCTGAATACCAAATAGTTCAGCGCCAATATCTGCCGCTCCACCAAAAATTGCAGAAATACGTTTTGCTCTTGCTTCGTCTCCAGCTGCAGCAAGTTTTCTCATTTCTTCTTCTTGTGCTTGCGCCCTGATGAGATCAGCTTCAGCAATTTTTGCCTGTGCATCTGCAATGCGACGTTGTTCTGCTTCTTGACGGTTGAGCATTGCTGCAAAATCTTGACCAGCTCCACCACCAGTTGCAGATGTTAATGACCTTTGCTCAATCATTTGCTGACGAGCAAGAGCCTGAGCAGGAGATAGTAATTGATTCTGTAAAAGTTGCTCCTCAGCAGTGCTAAGTCCAAGAGCTCCACGAGCTGCAAGACGCTCAAGTTCTGCTAAACGTTCTTTATCACTTTTTCTGAAACCAGCACCTGCATTTATGATGTCAGGAATTGTACCGACTGCTGAGATTCCAGCTGCAGGAAGCGTTGATTTAAAAAGGTCTGAAAGCGCCATTGTTTTCCTCTCCTATAATTATTAGGTGTAATGCTGTTCGATAGTGAAACTGAGACCTTTCAAAAAGAAAGCCTGACTGTTAGCAGTTCCTGTTAACGCAATTGTATGCTCTCCTGCGGAAACTGAAAGAAACATAAAGTGGCCGTTAAAAGAACGTCTCTTTTCCCAACTTGGAATTACGCCGCCAACAAAGCTTGTTCCCCAGTCTCTTTCTTCTTCAAATGCAAATAGTGTTTCAGATTCAGTTGTTGCATCAAGTGAGCAAAAGATTCTTGCAGTTGATGAACTGAAAGGTGCAACAGTTTCACTTTCAAAACCACGAACATGGCATTCAAATCGGACGAGAATGGTGCCAGGTTCCTTCATATAAAATGTTGTTCCAGTTCTTGGTATTGTTCGGGCAAGGCGTGCATTTGTTGCCCAATACTTTGTAAGAGCACCAACCAACATTGATGGTAATTCTTGTGCTCCAATTTCATGACCACTTGTCATGTCATAATCTACGTTATCAGCGATGTATTCACCGTTCATAATATGATTTTGAGAAAAGCTAGGAGCAACTGCAACAGCAGTGATTCCACCATTTAGATAAGCTTTTATTGCGTTGTTATTTGCTTCAACATCTGAGGCAGATATTGTTGTTCCAGCAACAATCGCATTTGGAATTACAAGCGGCATAATTTCTCCTTAGGTTGAAGTGTTTCGATAAACGGTTGCATCTACATAGGCACGTTCAAGTCCCATTGTTCCGCTAACACCATATCTTGGAACTGATGGATCACAATTTTGATTTTCAAGGAAAAGACCTGGACCTGCTGGAACACCTCCATCAGTATGCATGCGCCAAGGTCCACTGAAATAGAGCTGCACACCGTAAAGTGTAATAGGAACACCAGGTACATTTGCTCTCATATAAAATTCTCCTTGAATCATAAGCTGATCAAAAAGATAAGTTGATACTGCATAAGATGCAGGAGCATTTCCTGCAGTCATTATGTATTCTGGGATGAAACTGCAGTGGTCAAAGCGGCCACCAGTTAATGGAACAACATTTCCAATACCAGGTGTTTGTGTTGCAGGATCGACAACAACAATATTTGCAAGTGATGCAACTGTTGTGAAGTTCGCATCAAGTAATGCAGCTGAAGTTGTGTTAATCTTTGGATAGACAATGCCACACCATTCACCAACACCTGAGCCATTTGCTCCACCAAGTGGACGGGCACCAGTATAAATCAATTGTGAACTATGATCTTGCGCGTTTGAGCCATTGTTAGTGTTGATGCTGAAAAGATTTACCATCCAGCGAAAACGAACAATGTCGCCATCTTGCAAAATTTGATTAATCAGGAGCTTTGTTCCAGCTCCAACAGCTGTATTTGTTGCTCCAGTGTTGTCATGGTTAATCGGCCATTCAGGTGTTCCTGCACCTTTTCCACCAAATGGTGAAGCTTCAGTGTAGAAAGGATATTGAGCTCCAGCCGGGAGGACTGAAGGAAATGCTACTTCATAACTGTTGTATTGTTTCACAGCTTTTTTGATCATTGCAGATTCAAAAACATTTCTTGTGTCAATACCTTCAACACGAACATTGTTTGCATCAATGCTATTTGCGCCAGCTACAATCGCTGCGTTGTTGTTTTGAGCAGTTGTTGCATTTGTTGTTCCGTTTGTTGGATAAAAATCGGTAATAATAATTTGTGACACCGCCAGTCTCCTATCTGCGTCTGTTGAATGCGACCACTTGACCGCTTAAAAATGTTAGAACTGTTTGAAGATCACTATCACCTGATTGCTGAGGTAAATAGAAACCAATTTCAATTAGGCCATCGCCAGCAGGTACTGGGAAGGTTGCTGTGTGTGTTCTTGTTAACCAAGATTGATATTCAGGCTCTCCTGCATAAACTGTCACACCGTTGTATTTGATAAAGATGCTGAAATATTTTCTTGCAACAGTTGCAGCTGCGCCGCTGTTATAAAAGTAAGTGAAATACTTTGGAATGAAAGTTGATTGTGTGTAAGTGATTGTCATCATACCTTCTTCTACACCAACAAGTGTAGAAGATTTCCAATATGAAATGTTTCCACCACCATTGACAAGATCTGAAGTGTATCTCAATCCTCTAATGTTATTACCTCTTGGATGATTTGCAACTAGTGCGCTGAACACGCCATCATCTGCGCTATTGTCTGCTGATGGTGTGCAATTACCAAAAATCCAATGGCGGCCGACGCTGAAAACTTGACTGTCTTTACGCAAATCAATAACATCAAGAGGAAGATTGTCACGATCGATGCCACCATTCAGTGTGTCAACATAAGTGTCTACTGCCTTATCGTATTCACGTGACTGAACAATGTTATTATTTGTAATGGTTTTTGAGCTCCATGTGTAAGGCATTTATTTCTTGGCTCCAATAGTTTCTTGTGGTGAAGTGTTGAGCTCGATTGCATAACCAGTTATTTGAACTGGCGCACTTGTTGTGAATTCAAATGCAAAGTCTGAACAACCAAACTGACCAACATCAACACGAATTTGTGTGAGAAACGTATCTTGCCAGTTCGCTGTGTTCCAAAGGGCAGTGCCATAAACAGGTTGATCAGGATGATCAGCGCGCTGAATGTAGGTAAGCGGTGATGTGTTGCTTGTCGCTGTTGACCAGTCTCTATCACGATACCAAGAAAACTGCATTTGATTATTACCGGTTGTCCACATATAAAGATAAATATACTTCACATGTTTCTTAAGACTTGGATAACCAAAGTCATGCCAACGACTTCTGAAGCTACTTGTGAAAGGTGCTGCCTCGACAGGTGGGACACCATTTCCTGCTCCAATGTAGCCACCAATACGCTTACCACTAAAAACAAATAGCCCGTTGCCTGCTGCAGCAAGAGAAGGGGCAGTCGCTAAACCAATGTCAGAGCCAATTATCATATTGCCATTACAATCCTCAGCAAGAGCTGAAACATGGCATGATGAACGTGTGCTCCAAGAACCATTTTCATGTAGAACAATTCCTTGATTTAGAAGAGGACTACCTCCAACTGAGAAGAAACACTGCCATTCTTTCCAAGCACTATGATAAGCAGCAACAGCTCGAGGAAGTTGTTCCTTGTTCATACGCTCAAAAATTTCATCAATTGGCCCGCTCACTTTGTTTATTTCAAGACGCAACTGCTGGAAGTTTCCACCAATTAAATAAACACCATCAGATGCAAGAAACATTACACCACGATTTGGGATAACTGAGATTGTGCTTGGGCTAGATGTTCCAACAGTATCAATAAATGGTGTGATTTGGAAACCATTTACTGAATCTCCAGTGATGATGTCAATTGCTCTTTCTCTGAAAATAAGAAGGACGTTGTAATAACTGAATAGACCAGTGATTGAACCACCTGCTCGTGTTCCAACATCAAAGTAATCAAATGCACCAAAAGTATCTGGCATCAGCGGCTTGCTGAAATAAATGCGTGTTGGATTACTTCTGCCACCATCAAGAAAAAGACAGTTCTTAAATGTTGCACATACTTGAGCTGATGGAGCTGGGAATGGAACGCTTTCAGTCGCATCAGGAGCAAGGGCTGCAAGTCCATCATCACCAATATAGTCAACATACTTTGTTTCGCGGTTACCTGTTACGATATTACAAAAATAGTATGATGTTCCATTTCTCTTTGTGCGATAAACTTTTCTGTAGACAGTTCCTGGCGGTCCTGTAAAAATGTTATCGAGCAGGACTGCTGTGCGACTTGTCACAGCACCTGATGGCTTTGCAATACTTGTTGTCGTCCATTCAACTGAAGACGTTGGAGAACTAAGAGGGCTTTCTGATCCTGCTTCGTTCACAGCAGAAACTTTGTAACTGTATGCATTCCTGTCAGTAGCTGTAAGACTACCAAGACATGGAAAGTCTCTGTCTTTTACAACAGTTAGTGCAGTAGCTTCAGGAGCAGTGTAATCAGCAGGTGACTGAATAAAGTAATCATTGCTTGTTGCTGAAAGCGGAAGTGTTCCTGTTGGATCTGCACCACTTGGATCAGAAGTTCTGAAGCTCCAACCAAGTGGCATTACTTGGCCACCACGGTATTTGAAAGGAGCTGTTCTTCCACCTGTGACACAAATTATGTATCTGCCAAATTCACAAAACTGAGCTGGTGGTTGATTTTGCACAGGAGATTTGACACTTGTCTTCAACACATTATAGGCTTCAGTTGATCCATTTACTTCAAGGATTTGTCCCCCTTGCTCAAAGATTATATGTTGACCAGCGCCTTGATGACGACCATACACATATAAACTATCGACACGACCAGTTGGAGATGCTGGCATTCCAGCAGCATTTGAGAAATACTTCTCAATACCAAAATGGTTATGCCATGCTTTTGTCTGATCGTCGTACTTAAAGTTGTCAAGTCTGGTGCAACTATTTTCTGGGCTTGGATAGCCCAAATAGATTCCTTCAATAATTGGAACCTGCGTTTTCTTGTCAGTTTTCATAATTTCTCCTTATGGCTTCCATGTAAGTTGTCTGAAAGCTGGACCATAGACTGGGCCTACCTTAAAGTCAGCTTTCACATAAGGACCAGCTCTTGAAGTAAGCCAGCGCTTACGACATCCAGATAGTTCTTCATCAGCTTTACGCTTGTAATAGACAGCCTGACCTTCCTCTTTATGCTTCATGAACAATTCAGATGCAGCTGCATAAACAAGATAGCGATGCGTATCAGGTGGCATCTGAGGTGTATCAATGTCATTTGCAAGATCGAAAGTTCGGCGATTGTAGCGAATGCGAATTGGTAATCCAAGGAATCCATTTGTTGCTGAACGACCTGGGAATTCACCTTCAGCTGGAATTGCTGGGATTGAGAAAGTAGAACCACTTGGATGTGGATGTAGACGAATCATCCAAATATGACCATTATTATCTGGAGCTCTTGGTAGAGACTTCAAATATGAAATTGTTGGAGCAACAGCACCAACTGTGTGAGGATAAGCAAGAGAAGTTGTGATGTCGTCAATGATGAAAAATGGAATGTTACGGCAACCAAGTGTTCCGCTCATCACTGGGATGTTATTATCAGGAAGAATTGTCGCAGACAAGTCTCTGAAGTGTGCATCACTATAACCACCAACGCTCTTTAGACGAACATAAATCTTCTTGCGCAGTCCATGAAGTCCTGCAAGTGCTGTGTTTCTTGTTCCAAACGTAACGTTGTGGTTTGCAGCTGGGACTGTGAATTCAACAGCATTTGAAAGTGGGCCTTCAACGCCACGCCAAACATATGAAAATTTGAATTCATAAGTGCCTTGAGGCCATGGCTGTCCAACACCTGTTACTGCTGAAGTAATTGTCAAGTCGCTCGCAAATGCTGGAAAGTCAGCAACTGTGAGAACCTTTTCAGGCATATGTGTATAAGGAATCCATTCTGTTGGATAACCAACAATGTCAAGTCTGAGGTTTAGTTCTTCATCAGCACGCTTTGTAATCTCATAGAAGTGACGCCAACCAGAAGAACCTGTTTCAGCAACGTTACGAACGCCAGCTGAGAGGGGCTCATTACATTCAAGTGGCAACTTCAAATATCTTTGTAGGACTGTTGCAAGGGCAGTGTTTGTTGCGGCATGCCAACCAGCAATCTTGTTTGGAGCCTTTGCAAGTTTTGATACGTAAGTTCTATTAGTTGAACTATCAAATTCAACTTTGTCAATTATGTATTCACCGTTGTCACGAACGTCAGCAGCATTTGTGATTGTCATAATGCTGCCTTCATGAACATAAGTGAGCAAGTTTGCAGTGTTAGCAATCCAATTGATTGTTTCGTTTGATGATACAGTAAGACCGACAGTTCCCAAATTTACATCAGGCACTGTATAAACATCATGATCTACTTGAGACCATTGCCACGGATGCATATTTGTGAAGTCATCAACAACTTCATTGACGATGCGATTCACTTCTGACTTATAGCTGTCGACCTGTGGATCATAATCAACGATGCTACCAATCATATTACGAATTTCTAAAAGGTTCATTTGTTCTCCACTTGATCTAATTATAACAAAGAAGCCGGCATCGATTCGAATCGATGCCGGCTTCGCTAAATTTTAGAAACTATTAGTTACCAGACTTTGTAGATAACTGCCTTAACCTGACCTGCAACAGTTGCGCCGGTTGCTTCGAGAGCAACACCAACACAAGGATAGAGATCAGCAGCAGCTCTCTTAGCAACGAAACCTGCAGTTGCACCGGCACCAGTTGCTGAGACTGAGAGAGCATCACCAGCAACAATGCCTGCATCAGCAGCAACATTGGTAATTCCGCGAAGCATTACTGTCACTAGTGCGCCAGCAGCAGCTGCAGTGGTTGCAACACCAATAACGCCCAGTGTGTTAGCTCCTGAAAGGTCAGCAGGAACAACAGTGAGAAGCTTGGCACCATCACTAGTCTGTGACAGATCTAGTGAAACAAGTTTCCCAGCAGCAATTGCAACTGAGCCAGCTCGGAAAGTTTCAAGCTGAATTTTAGCGGAAGGGCCTGTGCCCAAGTCTGCGCCAGTAACGGCATCAGTTGTATTGAGGTACTGAATAAGTGTAGAAGTAGCCATTTGTTTTTTTCCTTTTTCCTTTTTATCTTAGGTTTCTGCGCGAGCGATAACGCCCTGTGAGCCAAGGTGATCAACATAGAGCTGTGCGCGGACGAACACGTTCGCAGAGCGAGCAGCGTAACCTGAGATGAATTCGAAGTCTGACATTGTGAAGTCAGCCTCGCTGTCCATCGCAAGGTGCATGTGCTTGGTGTTGAGAGCGTAACCAGAGATGCTGGATGCGCCGATCTTACCAGTGCATGGGAGGTTAGGATCAACGAACATCATTGCACCGTTGAAGGCAAGAGCGATCCTACCACCATCCAAGGTCTTCTCATCAATAAAGCGCTCATTGGTGAAGAGCAGTTTCTTGTAGTTCTTGTAAAGAGCTGGAGAGACGAGGAGAAGGTTAGGAGCTCCACCATCTGGTGTGCGAACCTGAGCGCTGATGTAGAGGTTGGTAAGGTCGCTGATACCAGTTGTGGCACCAGTTGCGAACGCGCTGTTTGAATCGACAAACTGGTTCTGGTAGTCGTTAGGGAAGCTAGACTTAGCAATACCACCAACGGTGTTGGTCTGTGAGCCAACCACGATGTCTTCGAGGAAGCCGCCTGCCACGCCACCGTTCAGTGTGTTGAGGTCACTGAGGATGGTTGAGGTACCTGCGATTGTCTGCTTCTCAAATTCGCGCTTGAGCAAGCCCATAACAGACTTCATACGTGCTTCGGCGATAGAAACAATCGCGCGGTCGCCACGGTTTGAGAGCTCTTCCTTCTTGTTGATGACGATTGGAGCCACGAAATCGCACCAGTTGTAAGATGCGTTGCGGAGAGCGTCCTGAACAGCAAGGTTGACTGGCTCATAACCAGTTGAGAGCTGTGTAATGGTGCTGTGCTCGGCGAGGATAAGAGGAACATCAACCTTCTGTCCGCCGTCGAAGTATTCTACGCCGCCCTGTTTCTTCATCTGGTCGAGAAGTGGGACAGCCTTGAACAAGTTGTCTGTTTCGTAGTCGAGGAGAATCCTGAGCGTAGAGCTGAGGATATCATTTGAAATTGCCATTTGTGTATCCTTTGTCCTTGTTGGACATTCTGTTTGTTATCGAACTTTCTAAACCATGCTTGTCCGCGAGATGCGGGGCGTTTTGTAGGTTGTCCTCAGCTCGAGGATCCTACTATTATCTATGCTGCTCAAAGCAGTTTTGAAACCTATTTTGCTTGCTTTTGCTTTGAATACCACTGATAAATTTCATGAGACTTTAAACCTGAAGGTGGCTTTAAAGTTCCAGTGTTATTACGACCGCTGCTTGTTTTCAGACCAAACTGGCGAGCAGATTCGCGCAAGTTTGTCAGTTCTTCATGAGCAGCAACATTTTCTTTAAGAACCTTGTCAGCCTTCACAATCTTGTAAGCAGTTGGAAGGTCGAGGTTAGGATTCTCATTGAGAAGTTTTGCAACACCACTTTTGATTTCAGGCTGAAGCAAGTCAGGATTTTCAGATTTAAAGCGCTCATACTTCAACTTGATTTGGTCAAGCTGGTACTGGTCTTCAAGTGGTTTCACCATCTCACGCATGCGGCGTGCTACTTCTTCCTGGATTTTTGCCTCAAAAGTTTTTGTGTCATAAGGATCAAGTTCAGTATTGCGGTCAGCCACCTCGTCCAATTTCTGAGAGAAACCAGATTTTGATAGTGCTTCCATTTGTGACTGAAGTTGGCGACGCTCATCAGCAAGTTCCTGTGTTTTCTTGGTAAAGTTTGAGCGCATATTTGCAAGTAGTTTTTGAGCATCTTCTGGCAAGCTCTTTAAGACACGATTATAATCGATGCCCTTGTGTTCGCCATTTGGAAGTTCAGCATTTGCTAAATCTTCAAGGCTCATAGTCTCAGGTGTCTTTGGAGGAGCACCAGCTTGTGCCTTCTCCATTGCTTTAGTAATGCGGTCATTGAGCTTATATGTTGAATTAGCATTCTCAGTATCAACAGCCGCATCATTTTCTGAGGTGGCTGAAGTGGTGCTCATCGCAGTTTCAGTTGTCTCGTTCATTTTTTCTTTCCTATGTAAAAGTTTGTATCAGTCTTAAGCCATACGCTTCATCATCATTTCTTCGGAACCACCTTCCTCTTCAGGTGCTCCCATCTCTTCGCCAATTTCAGTTCCCTTTGTTTCTCCAGCTGGAGCAGACATTAGGAATTTCTTAAAGGCCTTGTCACCAGCAACTTTGATGAGCTTTGCAATTTCAACAAGTGCATCTTTATCGGTCTTCATATTATCAAGGTTGATAACATCTTCACCAATGTATTCATTGTGAGCAGCATTGATCATCATCAATGACTTGATTAAGTCAACTGGAAGTTCTACATTTTTCATATCGACTGCTTCAACAGTTAAAGCTGGAGCGCCAAACATGCTAAGAACTTTATTGGCAGCATCAGTCAAAGCTTTGACAGTACGTGCCTTCATTGTCGCAGTTGGAGCAGCAGCTTTTAGATTTGTATCCTGAGCCATATCAAGGCTCTTAGCAGCATCCATACCACCTTCAGCAGCTCCTGAGGCGGTTGCATCAGATTGAAACATCGCATTCATCATATCAGGCATAATAGTGTTCCTCTTCCTTATGTATTATCCTTTCACGCTGTCGTCAAGCAGACCATCTGCTTTTAGACGTTGAACTGAGAAAACTTCTGCGTATGCTTCACCAGCATCTGCACCAGCAGCAATCTTGTCTCTGACAGCAACTGCATCAGCTTCATGCTTTAGAGCATCATCCATTTGATCATGCATTCCAGCATCAGTCATGTTTTCCCATGAACGACCAGGAAACGCTTCACTGAAAGGTACAAGGCCACGGCTCTTTGCAATGCGCTCAGCATCTTTGTCATTTTTGACATAGCAACCTAAGCCCTTATTATATTTGCCATTCACACCATAAGTTCCTGTCTGGTCTCCCCAGCCACTTGGTGTGAATGCTGGAATATTTACCTTTTTGTTCATGACAACATTACAGCCTTTGCAAAGAATCTCAACTGATTCTGATCGACTATAAGACATAACTGTTTCATATTCTTTGCCGCAACCTTTGCAGCCCCAAGCGAAAATTGGCATTTTGTTATCCTACTATTGTTCCTTTAAGTCCTGTTGGCCCACCACCGCGAGCCGTCCTTGCCAGTGTTCCAGGAGAACCAGCCTCTGCAACATCTGGGAGAATATCGATTTGGCCTTCACCTGCTCCAACAGTTCCTGGTGTTGAAACCTGCTTTGGCACATTTTGTAAGATTGTATCTGGAAGACCAAGTGTTCGGACAACCTCAGCAAGCAATTCACTGTTTGGAACACCAAGGCTCTGAAGAAGAGGAACGCTCTGTAGGAATTCACGCTTACGAACGCTCTCACTGATAGGTGTTGATGCCTGGTCAAGTGCATAGATAACGAAGTCGTCAGCAAGGTCTGCTGAACGGACAAACATTACTTCACCATCAACCAAGATGCTCTCTGCCTCCTTGTTGTCAAGATAGAGGCCCATCATGCCCAGATAGTTACGAGCAATTTGCTCAATGCTCTTGTCACGCTCACGAGCCATGCGACCAACTTCAGAGCTTGTATAAGCAGCAAGTGCTACGATTTCGGTTGCTGATGCTCTTGTGCTTTCTCCACGTGTGAAAGGCGCGAACATTGAACCTTTTTCTTTGTCAGCCTGAACCATCTGATAATAGCTCTGTAGTTCTGCAGGCATAGGATTCTGAGGAACAGGTGTGATGATACCTGCCAAGCTGTCATCATCGACTTCAATGAAAACACCATCAATACCGCTGGTGATTTGTGCCATCTGCTCTTCATCGAGCGCCCCCTTCTTGGTCAGGTATTGGCGGCTTGCTTTACGAACTGCATTTGCCTGGAAAGAGCGAATGACGTTTGTCTCAAAGACTTGGTCATAGATGCGGCTCATTGCTGAATAACCATCAAGTGGTTGATCTGGAAGGCGATTGAAATACATTGGAACAATGTTTAGAAGTGCCTCACCATTTGAATCAAAGAAAGGAGCTGGTCCACTATCGAGCCAAGTCTCGCCGCCTTTCCACTGTTCAGTCCAGAAGTATAGCTTACCATTTAGAAGATCATAAATTTCTACGATGCGAACATACTTGAAGAGGTCATCTCCTTCAGGACGCTCGTCCTCCTGTTTAGCATTACGGTCATCAAAGAATTCTTCAATCTGCATTGCATCGTATTTCTTATCGCCAAACTTATCGCGAACGTCTGCAAGGCTTGACCAATAGATGTGTCCAATATATTTCTGCTCATCCCAGCGACGAGCTTGGCGGTCAAGAATAATTTCCCAAGGAGGAACTGCAATTGTGCTAATGCGTCTGAGGGGATCAGCACTTTCAGTTGGTGTCAGTTTGATAAATGAGCATGGATAGATGAGGGCCAGACGGGCAGCATCTTCAACAACTTCACGCTGTCTGAGGAGGAAGCTATTGGCAAGGGAAGCAGCCTTCTTTGGATCACCACCTCCGCGGATACCGTTCTTGATGATGACGCCAGGATTTCTTGCAAAGAGAGAATTAACGTAGCTTTCGATATATCCAAAAGCGTCCGCAGTTTCAATTGTGATCTGAGATTTATCCCAGTTCATGCTCTCCCACATGCGTGTTTCATAAGCTCTCTTGTGCTTATAGATCGTTGGCTTGCGGTCCTCCCAGTATTTGTCATGGGCTTGGACAATCATCTTGATATTTTCTTTTGTGACTGAAATTTTAGCCATCAGTTCTCCATCACACTAAATATGTTGTTCATCATGATTTCCGAATTCCATTTGCGGAGCGACCAAGTGTTGCTTGTTTAAATGGCAGTCTCGCTAATCTTATGCGCTTAGCACGAACTTGTTTCTTCCATTGGTCAATCATATTCACCTTATTTGATGATGTGTTTGAATAACCAATTTTCTCACGACATTCAAGAGCAAGGGCAAATGAAACGGTCAAGTCATCTGTCCATCCACGTTGAGCACTTGCTGATCCCCATTTGTTTGGTACCAAGTGCAACATTTCATCAAGGAGATTCTTTTCCAATTCGCGCAGTTCATGGCGTTCGCACATTTCTCTGAGGCGTTCAAATATTTGTGCCTTGCTTGTTTTGCCTGTTTGCCAGTTCTTCCCGTTCTTGTCTTTCCAGAGGGGGACTTCCCATTCTTCAAGGCGACCAATTACAACAGCACCAACGCCATTGCCTTCAACCAAGACAAG